ATACTATCTAATTCATGATAGTTCAAGTTTTGAAACTCGTCTACAATGATGATTGCATTATCAAATGTTGTACCACGGATGAATGATGTACTCCAAAAAGATATAGTACCTTGTGTCTTAAGATTTCCATAGAGCATCTCAAAGTCTGCGTCAGTGGACATCTCAAACATATACTTTACCATATTCTTATAAGGAATCTGATAAAGTAATGACTTATCTTCATGATCACCTGGAAGAAATCCAATTTCACGAGTAGCAACAAGAGACCTAACAATGTATATCTTTTCGTAAGGTGTACGAGGATCTAAGACATCTTCCAATGCATTATAAAGTGTAATGAATGTCTTACCTGTACCTGCTGCACCATATGCAACTAGGTTTTGATCATTCTTATAGCAACGATATAACTCTTCTTGGTTCTCAGTTAAAGGTTCAATATCTCTCAGGAAGTCTGCGTTAATTGGCTTCTTCCTTCTCATTTGTTTGGCAGTCATGCCAACTCCTATAGGTTGTGAATCGGTTTTTCTTTTCCGTGGCATAAATTAATGTGCTGGTTTACGTACAATTATTTAACCATTTAATATTTTAATTCTTATTCACCTTATTCAAACGACCCTGAATACCACCTGCTTTCTCTGCCTTCTTAAGGACTTCAGTCCATCCAGGATGCTTATTGTGCAACTTATCTCTCCACTCACCAACTTCACCAACACCTGGCATTGTAGAAGGATCTGACCAATCCCTTTGCCAATCAGGATTATCTTTGCACCACTGAGACCACTCAGTAATACTCATCTTTACCTCCTTCTGTTCTCCAGTCTCTTTATTGACTACAGGATAGGTTGCCATGTTTAATCTCCTATTAGTGAGAGAAAATCTAACATAGATTCCGTCTCAGTGTACTTACCATCAACATCAGTGTACTTCCTGACAATATCTGAACCAGGAAATGGTGGGAAGGGTTTTTTTACTTCTTCCTTACGGGTACTTGAATCGTCCATGATCCTCCTTCTAGGTCTACTAAATCAAAATTATCCTCAAAATATTTCTGCCTTTTCGCTGCCTCTTTTTCTAACCTAACTAGTTCTTTTTCACGACCAGGTTCAGGTTGAATCTCACCATAATGATTCTCATCTTTATCAAGATACTCAAGAATTGCTTGATCCACCATACCATATAAAGTATCAAATGTGAGACTATACTTAAGGGAATCACCAAGTTCTTCTACATTCTCTTCAGAGAGTTCCTCACCTAAGAATGCTGATCTAATGGATACCAATTCATTAAGATCAATTCTGATCTCATTTGTTCTGTAGATTGACATGTTTAACCACCATCTATCTGACATCCTACCATAGCACCACCAATAATGCCAGTCGGGATAGTCCACCAACGATCCTTTCCACGAGTTCCAAATGCTGCAAGTCCACCACCTAGTAGACCACCAGCAACAGTACCTTCAGAACAATCGTTATCATCGTACTCCACTACAGTCTCTCTAATAACTCTACCCTTTGCAGTGTCATCGTTACAAGGAACTTCAATAGTTTCCTTCCATGATCTAACATATCCAGGATCATCTTCTGTACCTGGTATATACTCTTCTCTGTACTCACTTCGATAGCAAGTACGAGACTTAGAATATCCAGACTGCTGTTCATATTGATTATCAAAAGCAGATTGATATTGATCTGCTGCTGCAACAGGTGTTATAGCAAGCAGTAATGCAAGTACTGTCTTCATTCGTCTAGGTCAGGTAATTTTTTCTCAACCCAATGATCTGAGTTGTCAATACCAGCAGCAGTAACATACCTCATGATATGCTCATCAATCTGATGGTATATTGGATGTAGATCCAAGTCCATGTTAATGTCGTGTGCTATCTGTGATATCTGATCTGCTGAGAAGCAATGATCTGGATGTAATAGATCACAACATGGGATTCTTTTTTCAATTAACTCATTAAGATTAATTCTAATCTCATAGTCTCTGTATACAGACATACTTACCACTCCAGTGCTTGTGCTATTGATGGGAACTCTTTAATAAAAAGATCTCTGATTTGTTCAGCAATCTCCATGTGTTCCTTCTGTGTACCATGAGCAGAACGCAAGTCGATATAGTGTATCCAACTACGAACACTTCCAGTCATGTACAAACGAGTTAGTGTTGCCTGTGGTAGTACCATTCTAGCACACTCTTTGGCAACTCCATACTCTAACATATCATTATATATCTCAAGACTACGGGCGAAGTGTTCCTCCATAGTTGCTTGCATATATGCAGCATCACGAGGATTAATATCATCAATAGAGTTCTGTCTATTCTTTGTGTCTTGACGACGCAATTCAGGAGCAGGAATCTCTATCTGTAGTTCCTTACTATCTGCATACCTCTGAGAGAACTGTTGATAAGTAAAACTTCTATGCCTTAAGATCTGAGTAGCAATTGCTAGTGATGTATTAATCTCAACAGTCATGTGAGCATGCTCAAAGATGCTCCAGTGCTGATGTTTAATACAATACTTAAGAAGACCAGCAAAGTTCTCGTTCTCTTGGTTCTTAGGGTTGCTCACACGAGCAGTGTATGCCATGTGCTTCTCAGCATCAGGAGTAACACTTATTAATTTAATCATCTAAGTAATTTCTAAAGACTTCAAGTGCAGAATTCCAATGGATAAATTGTCCTGCTTGATTAACAGGTACAAAACATAGAGTCCATCTCCCTTGTGGTGTTGGGTTGTTTGTACCATGAAGTACACCCACATTAACTAGACTAGGACGGTTAGTATTTGCTTCATAAAGAAGTTCACAATCCTTTTCCTCTGCCCATAAGTTATGATGTGCTTCACTGGTATACTCACCAGTACCTTGAATAGATTTCTTAACCACCTTATCAGACTTCCACCATTGTGTCACTCCTTCCTCAGGTCCCCATGTCATATTAATCTTTGCATGATTAGTATAACTTGCATGGTCAGTATGAATAGGTATCTTACTGAAGGGTGGAGTGTAGAATACTTCCTTCAAGAATAAAGTAAGTCCAAGATCATTGAACCACTCTTCCATAGGATAGAATGGATAGTCATTAATATAATAATGCAATACTTTATTACCCTGCTGACTAAAGTTAGGCAACGGGGCAATAGTAAAAGGTAAATTTATATACTTGTGATAAGTATTAGTCTGCGTACCCGTCGTCATCATCAAATGCCTCATCATATGTTTGGGTAGGATCTACCGAAGAGAATGCTGCTACAGCATTGTTATATTGATCTGTATCAGAATAAATCTCCGACTCTAACTCTTCCACGATCTCTTTAAGAGCCATGATCAATACTTTTAATTTACCTCTGTTTGGTTCCATTAATCTTTTTGACTCGGTGCTCTAAAATATTTGTTGATAACATCTATCTGATCATGATACCTTGCAATCTTGTCTAGTTCAGTCTGAATTGCTTCAGTGATATCTGAATGCTCTCCAATACCTACAGGATGCTCTAGGTATACATTAACGTTTACCTTATGCTTTTCAATCTCTCCTTGAGCATGTGCTAGTACTGCTCTTAGTAATTGTTCTCTCATGTGTAGCATTTACACTCCTTTACGTAGTGTTATTATATATTAAAAAAGGGAGGGTGTAAACCCCTCCCTTTTTCTATTCTTTTTTTAACTAGATGGTTGGACGTGCTAGAGATGCGTCTCTAGACAGATCCGCTTACATACGCTCTCATTGTCATCACACTCGACTAAGCACTGAAAATAATCGTTAATAGCGTCGTTGGTTTCTGATTCTACTTCTGGATGGTTATTATTCCAACCTGCTAGTTGATTATACGAAATTAAATTGTGCATTTGATGACCTCATTTTAAGTGTTTACTTTTTTTTACTCATAATATAGGAGCATTTAGAGCATTTGTTCCTCCTGTTCTACATTTTTATTTATACAAATAAGGTCCGTATTTCCTGATACATTTAACAAAAATTTATGCCTACGAATTTATACTTAGACCCCTTCTGCTGAAAATTTTGCGGGATAAATTTTCCGACTTTTCTGGAACTGAAAAGCAAAAAAGGTGGGGTGACCCACCTTATGCTTATGCGTATGCAAGTGTTCGATCAAGCATTGCAAAGTTCTTTTTGGAACTTAACTCCACGGTAAGTCATCTCTGACTTGGTGCAGGTCTCTTGCTTGCGATCATTGGTGTTGTACTTAACACCACGGTATGTGACTTGTGCCATTGGATTTACTCCTAAAGTAGTTGGGGTTTTAATTCCGTTCCTTTAGTCGGCTTTTGCGTCCCAACATCCTGTCGATTCTTCCTTAACAATCGAAATCATTTCTGCTTTCGTTTCGTCTTCGACTTTATAGGTACTCATCTTATCGACAAGTTCCTGAGCCTCTGAGCAAGTTAAAGAAGTAGCGATTAAAAATGGAAGCATGGGATGAACGATCCGTTCCGAGTCGGCTTACTTGCGTCCCTAATGGGATGAACGATGTGTTAATAATAACACATTTCAATTATTTATGCAAGCACTTTGGTGTAATGTGATACATTTTTATACTTTCTTTACCATAAAATATTAAAGGATACGGATACCCGATCCTCATCTGTAGGGTTTGCCGTTACCTCATGCTCCAACCAATGTGGGAAGTATAAAATCATACCCTCTTCAGGATCAATAGTTTGAAATTGTATACCATCATAATAATAAGTTGAATCTGGGAACGCTGTTACCATGTGCCCTCTAGGATCATAGAACCTAATACTACCAGAATTCTCAGGAACTTTAACATAATACACACCACAGATAAGAACCTGAGTATCAACATGATTATGTCTTAAATTATATGCACCCTTACCATTAATATTAACCCACGAATGAACTACTAATCCTCTAGGAAATGGATCGTTAACATTATAATGTTGAGAGTTAGGATTCCTAGGTACATTATCTCTAATAGCATTTACCAATTCATCATTCTCAAACTTATGTCCTTGCCACCCACCAACATTACTAAACTCAGCACCCTCAGTTACCTTCTTAAACTCATGAATATGTTCAAGAATCTTTTTATTATCCAGGTCTAACTTCTCTGCCCATATTGTTGTAGGAAATAGATCAAGACTTTGCATATCTATCAATCGCTAATGGAAGAATACGATACTCCTCCCTATGAATACGTTCGGTCAATGATTCAATAGTATCATCAACTTCAATAGGAATAGCACTCTGTTCTAATATCTTACCAGAATCTAACTCTTCTGTCACCATATGTACTGTACACCCAGCAAGAGTATCATTACTCTCAAAGGTCTGTTCAATAGCATGAAGACCTTTGTA